ACGACTCAAGCCTTCCCCTTCCATTCAAGGAAAGCATTGCGCCAGGAGCATTCCGAAAGACTTTAAGTGAAACACCTGATGTTCGCCTTCTTATCAATCACGAAGGTCTGCCACTAGCGCGAACGAAAAATGGAACTCTTACTCTTGAAGAAGACGAGCGCGGATTGCGCTTTGATGCCGACCTTGCAGATACTCAAGAAGGTCGAGACATCTATGAACTTGTCAAGCGTGGCGATGTCGATCAGATGTCATTTGCTTTTCGAGTCATTCGTCAAAAATGGAATGATGATAGAAGCCGTCGAGTCTTGACCGAGGTTTCCTTGGCAGATGGCGATGTTTCAGTCGTGACTTATCCTGCTTATCCAACTACCACAGTTGAAGCTCGTGAACATATCAAGGAAGCAATCAAGGCAATGAAAGAAGGCCGTGAAGTAACCGGCGAATCTCTCATTGTGGTTCAAGCAATTCTTGACAAGATTGACGAATCCTATGAATACCTTGAAGAAGGCAAGACGATGCTTGAGCAACTTCTTGGCATTATGCCCGAAGAAGATGTTGTTGAAGAAGTTTCTCGCGCCGTTGATGTTGTCGGTGACTTCGTCGAATGGGATTCATCAGGCGGAACTGCACGAGGTCGCATTGAACATGTTATGCGTGAAGGCGTCCTTGGTATTCCAAATTCAGATTTCTCTATCACCGCCGAAGAAGGCGACCCTGCGATTTTAATTCGCGTTTATCGTGAACTCCGCGATGGATGGGTTGAGACTGAAACCCTCGTTGGTCATAAATCATCAGAACTTCGCGCTATCAATCCGCTACCTGCGCCAAGTGAAGAAGAAGGTCGCAAAATTTCTTTGCGCCTTGCTCAAGCAATTATTAACGCAACAAAATAGATTTCTGCTCATCCGAGCAGATTGAAGTCGGAGCGAACCTCACACCCTTGAAGCGCCGTGAGCATCTTCGCCACCACCTCGCAACCAAACTCATAAGGAGCAAAACTCAATGTCATATCTTGACAAAGTAGTCGAGCGCCGTGATGCAGTGAAGGCAGAAATGGATGCAGTTCTTGAGGCAGTTGCCGCTGAGAACCGCACCGATCTAACCGCAGAGGAAACCGCAAAGGTTGATGCTCTAGTCGCTGAATCCCGTTCTCTCGATGAGAAGATTGAAAAACTTACTGCACAAGCAGCAGCCGATGCGAAAGCCGCAGAAGCTCGCTCCGCAGTAGCAGACATCGCAACACCAAAGGTCGGCGGTTTCAAGGTAACACGCGAAGCCCGCACCTACACATCTGATTCAGATGCTTCCTTCTTCAAGGATGCTTACAACGCACAGTTCAAGTCAGACTATGCAGCACAAGAGCGCCTCGCTCGCCATCAGCGCGAAGAGTCAATTGAACGCCGCGATGTCGGAACTGCGCAATTTGAAGGTCTAGTCATCCCACAATATCTCGTTGATCTCGCTGCGCCACTTGCTCGTGCAGGTCGGCCATTCGCAGACTTCGTGACAAACAAGATGACACTCCCACCAAGCGGAATGACCTTGAATATCTCTCGCATGACCACAGGCTCGTCAACTGCCGTTCAAGTAACACAGAACGACGCAGTCAGCGAAACCGATGTTGATGACACTCTATTGACCATCAATGTTCGCACCATCGCCGGTCAGCAAGATATTTCTCGTCAAGCAATTGAACGCGGAACAGGTATTGATGCATTTGTAGCAGCAGACCTCATCAAGTCTTGGCACACCACACTTGATGCACAACTTCTCAATGGATCAGGCAACGCAGGACAGATTCAGGGTCTTCGCAATGCAGGTGGAAATGCAATCACTTTCACCTCAACTGCTCCAACAGTCGGATTGCTTTATCCAAAGCTCGCTGACGCAATTCAGCAAATTCAGACAAACTCATTCAACAACCCAACTCACTTCGTAATGCACCCACGCCGCCTCGCATTCTTGCTCGCTGCGGTTGATTCAACAAACCGTCCACTTGTTGTTCCTGCGGCTAATGGCCCAACGAACGCTTCAGGTGTCGGTGCAGGTGCTGCAGCTTACGGAAATTCGGGCTATCAGATGATGGGTCTTCCAATCGTGACCGATGCAAACATCGGAACAACCTATGGCACCACAACAAATCAAGATGAAATCTATGTTGTGACCGCAGGCGAATCTCACCTTTGGGAACAACCAGGTTCTCCATTCACTCTTCGCTATGACGCGACAGGTGCAGGAAACCTCACCATCAAGACCGTTGTTTATGGTTACGCTGCCTATACCGCAGGTCGTTACCCAACTGCCGCTTCCATCATTAGTGGAACAGGCTTGTCAGCACCAACCTTCTAGTCTTTAACTAGAAGTCAAGATTGTGCAGAGGCAGTCAAGGCCCCCCGACTTGATTGTCTCTGCACTTCCTAAAGTTCGGGGGAACTTATGAAATCAGGTCACAAAGTTTCAATCGGGTCGTGCGATCCTGGGATGGTCAATGGCGGATTCGCCTATCACCTCATTCAACTCGCCTCGGCACGTTCTTCACGGCTTGGGCCTTTTGTTCGCATTAAAGGTTCAGGCTTACTTTCCAAGCAGCGCAATCGAGTCGTCAAGCAATTCTTAGAAATGACTGATTCAGATTGGCTCTTGATGATTGATTCGGATGAGCAACTTGATGTGCTTACATTCGACAGATTATGCGAAACCGCACACGACAAAGAACGCCCTGTCGTTGCCGGTCTAGTCTTTGCGGGGTTCGGCGTTGCAGGCAAGCCTTACCCAAAGCCTGTTCCCGCAATCTTTCAAGACTCACCCAATGGATTTCTTCCGCTTTACAAATATGACAAGAACTCAGTCTTTGAGATTGACGCCGCAGGCACAGGATGCTTGATGGTTCATCGAAGCGTTCTTGAAGCTATACGCGACAATGCTGATCCTAATCAAGGCAAGGATTGGTGCTGGTTTTGGGATGGGCCTGTCAAGGGCGAATGGATAGGCGAGGACTTACTTTTCTGTCGAAGAATCAAATCTCTTGGCTTTCCAATCTATGTCAATACCGCCGCAATCTTGCCTCATCAAAAGTCTTATTGGCTCAAAGAGGAACATCACGACTCATGGCGCGACTAAAGCGCAAGGAAACTGCAACTGCTACTCCAAAATTAGAGAGAGCAGTTCAATCGAAACCAAAGAAGAGGACAACAAGTGGCAATCACCAACGGCTACGCAACTCTCGCGGAAGTAAAGTCATCTCTAGCGATAACTGATACAAGCGATGATGCTCTGCTTGAAATCTCTATCACTGCTACGAGCAGAATGATTGACGACTATTGCGGTCGCTTCTTCTATGCTGATGGCACAAGCCAAAGCCCTGTCGTTCGATATTACACCGCACAAAATCCTTGGAGTCTTGCCGTTGATGATTTTACTTCCATCACCGGCATTGCCACCGATGACAACTTCAATCAGACTTGGTCAACAGTATGGTCAACTTCTGACTTTATGACTGAGCCAATCAATAATCCTCGTCGCAGTTGGCCTTATACACGACTCTTGGCAACAGGCGCTTATGTCTTTCCTTATTACTTACCACAGGCAGTCAAGGTGACAGGCGTGTGGGGATGGTCGGCAGTTCCATCAGAAGTGAATCAAGCCTGCATCATTCAATCTTCTCGTCTCTTTGTTCGCAAACAATCGCCATTCGGTATTGCAGGAACGCCTGAACTTGGCACAGTTCGTTTGGCTTCTAAACTTGATCCTGATGTTGAGGCGCTACTTCGCCCAATGAAACGAAACAATGGTCTTGCGGTATGAATCCAAGCACCGTTCGTGACAGACTCAAACAAAACCTTCAGACCATCACAGGTCTTCGCGCTTACGACTTGATTCCCGATACTGTCGTTCCACCTGCCGCAGTTGTCGGTCAACTAGATTTCACATTCGATATTGACAACGCTCGCGGTCTTGACCAAGCGCAAGTTGATGTCCTTGTGATTGTGCAACGCTTTTCAGAACGCTCAGGACAAGACAAATTAGATGCCTACCTTGCAGGGTCAGGTGCTAGTTCTATCAAGGCCGCGCTTGAAAGTGATCGCACTTTGTCGGGAGCAGTGAACACATTGCGAGTCACAGGAGCTGAAGCAGGCACTTATGATTCACAAGGCGTCACTTTTCTCTCTTACAGATACAGACTAACGCTCTGGGGATAGGAGAAGTTATGACTTACAAGGTCATCTCAGACCGCGAGGTCTGTGGAAAGAAGCAAGGTGAGATTCTTACCTTGAAAGAACTCGAAGATGCAGGCGCAAACATTGATGCTCTCATTGTCGGCGGTCATCTTGAAGCAAGCAAACCAACAATCAAACCAGCACAAGAAGGAGCCAAAAACTAATGGCACGCATTGTCCTCACAAATGCCTATGTCACCATCAACTCTGTTGATGTCAGCGACCATGTGGCATCAGTAACCCTCAACTCATCCATTGATGTTGTTGAAACCACTGCATTCGGAACAACCGGCGCACGCACCCGCATCGGTGGCCTCGCAGACAACTCCATCAGTCTTGAATTTCATCAGGACTATGCTTCAAGTTCAATCGAAGCAACTGTTTATCCATTACTCGGTAGCACCACAACGGTTGTTGTGAAGCCAAATGGATCAACCACAAGCGCAACAAACCCTTCATACACTTCAACAGTTCTCGTCTCAGAGTGGACACCACTCAACGGCGCAGTCGGCGAACTCGCAACTGCATCGGTGACTTGGCCTGTTAGCGGAGCAATCACGAAGGCGACTGCGTAGTGGCTAGACTCGTTCTCACTAATGCCTATGTGACATTCGCATCAACCGACTTGTCGGATCACATTGCGAGCGTGTCACTCAACACCACTTACGACATCGTTGAAACGACGGCGTTCGGGGATACGGCAAAGAAGAGAGTGGCGGGCTTGGCAGACAA